AACCCCGGTAGCAGACAGCAAATTGCTAAAAGACTTCAAGAAAAGGGTTGGAAACCCAAAAAGCGTACCGAAAAAGGTAGCGTCATCGTCGACGAAGAAGTCCTCGCCAGTCTCGACTACCCCGAAGCGAAAACCCTCGCAGAGTACATGATGCTGCAAAAGCGGATAGCACAGATTACATCGTGGCTAGACGCAGTCGGTAAAGACGGAAGGGTTCATGGTCGTGTCATTACTAATGGCGCTGTCACAGGTCGTATGACACACATGAGTCCTAACATGGCGCAAGTGCCTAACAGTGGCAGCCCCTACGGACACGAGTGTAGGGATTTATGGACAGTCGAGAAAGGATATAAGTTAGTCGGCATCGACGCAAGCGGATTAGAATTGCGTATGTTGGCTCACTATATGAACGATAATGCTTATACGAATGAGGTTGTATCAGGCGATATACACACAGCGAATCAAACCGCTGCTGGGTTGCAAACGAGGAATCAAGCTAAGACGTTTATCTATGCCTTCCTTTATGGCGCAGGAAGTGCCAAAATCGGGTCGGTTGTTGGAGGCAGTGCGAAAGAAGGACAAAAACTCATTGATTCTTTTCTACGCAACACGCCGAAACTTAAAGCTCTCAGAGAGAAAGTGGCTCGTATCTACGCTCAAAAAGGATGGCTACCGGGTCTTGACGGACGCAAGCTACTCGTTCGTGCAGAGCACTCGGCGCTCAACACGCTACTGCAAGGCGCTGGTGCAATCGTTATGAAACAGGCTGTTGTTATTTTGCACACTAAGTTACGCAAAGCCAAAATAGATTTCAAGATGGTTGCCAATGTCCACGATGAGTGGCAGATTGAAGTTGCAGAAACCCATGCTGAAGAAGTGGGTATAATGGGTCGGGAAGCAATTAAAGAAGCTGGTATAGTGCTAAATATGCGCTGTCCTTTGGACGGAGAACACAAGGTAGGTAACTCATGGAAAGAGACACACTAATGACCGAAGAAAAAGATGAAAACCTGTTAGGCATGGTAGCTGTGTCTGCGTACAAAGATGGAACTTACTCGTTAAGCTCATCATTTGATCTACAGGAAACATATGAGCTTTTGAAGGATGCAGTGTTGGATATAGAAGATGGGACACTGGAAGAAAGTCTTAATCCCTATACCCAAACACTACAGTAGTTGTGGTACAATGTTGTTTGCAGTATTCATAAACCGTAGTAGATAAGGAGTTTTAAAATGGAAATTAAACCAGTAAAAATTGAAGCAGAAATTCAATGGGCTTTCTTTGACCGTGTAAACGACATGAGTGGCAAGTTCCAATGTGACTTAGCTAACCTGTCTGACAAGGCTGTACAAGCACTCGAAGCCATTGGTCTTGAGCCACGCAAGCGTGAAGACAAGCCTGAGAAGGGCTGGTTCTTGACAGTGAAGTCAAACTATGCTATCCAGCCTTACGACAAAGAAGGTAATGAGATTAAGGACACCGTAGGCAACGGTTCTAAAGCCGTAGCATTGATTAAACCTTATAGCTGGACTTGGAAGAACAAGAACGGTGTCAGTGCATCTTTGGCTAAGATTGTCATTACTGATTTAATCAAGTATGACGCTAACGGTGATTCTAAGTCTAGCGATTTGGACGACGACATCCTGTGATAACTGCTCTCATTGATGCAGATAGTCTCTGCTATGCAGTCGGATTCTCAAGCAACGATGCTGAGGAAAAGATTGCAATAGCGAGACTTGAGCAAACAATGACTGAACTTTGTATGGACTTAGACTGTGAAGATTACAAGGGCTTCCTAACGGGCAAAGGCAACTTTCGTGAATCGATAGCAGTTACAGTTCCATACAAGGGTCAGAGAATATCTGAGAAGCCAGTACATTTACAGGCGCTTAGAGACCACTTAGTAAGTTCTTGGGGCTTTGAAGTAGTCAACGGCATTGAAGCAGACGACGCAGTCGGTATCGCTGCCTACGCTGTCGCTGAAGATGAATCTATTATGGTGCACATCGACAAGGATCTTAACCAGTTCCGAGGATGGCATTACAACTACCGCAAGAAAGAAAAGTATTACGTCTCTGAGTTTGAAGGTTTACATTCTTTTTACACTCAGATATTAACAGGCGATAGAATTGACAATATCGTCGGTTTAAAAGGAATTGGACCAGTTAAAGCTAAAAGGATATTAGAAGAATGTACAAACGAAAACGAACTATACGAAGCAGTCCTCAAAGCCTACGAGGGCGACCTGCAGCGAGTACAGGAGAACGCACAACTGCTGTGGCTACAAAGAAGTCCAAATCAGACTTGGACACCGCCAAGCTCATCCTAGTGGAGTGGCTAGACGCTTTAGCACAAGGTGAATGGCATGAGGGTAAGCGGGAAGATTTAAAGTGTAAGACAGTAGGTTTTGTAGTGTTTGAAGATGATGAACAGATTGAGTTAGCAGGAACCATCACTGCAGGAATGTGTAACAACAGTATCACTATTCCTAAGAAGATGCTAACAAAGGTAAAGGAAATTAAACTTGAAAACAAGCTCCGCAAAACAAAAAGGAAGACTACTTCAGCAGTGGACAGTAAAGCAGTTGTTAGCGAGGTATCCGCAGTTGACGGACAAGGATCTACGCAGTTGTCCAATGGGTTCCCACGGTGAAGATGTAGTGATGTCGCAGTTTGCTAAAGAGGAACTTCCAGCAACTTTTGAATGTAAGTCTCTAGCAAAGATTGCTGTTTATAACTATTATGAACAGTGCAAGAAGCACGGCGATGGCGAGCCGATTGTAATTATTAAACAGAACAACTGCGCTCCATTAGCTGTAATTGACGCAGAACTTTTATTTGACTTGATGGCACAATAGGAGAAACAACATGGTTGATTATGACTCAATGCGTTTACGGTTTGAGATTGAAGATTTTGATGGACTAACAACAAAAGAAATTACCGTTGAAGATGCCACACCGTGGACGGATGTTATGGTATTCGTTGCAGACTTCTTGTCTGCTCAGTATGGTTATTCTTTTAAAGATCGAATTGTATTTATCTCTAACTTTACTCCTTTGTGGAAGTTGTCCAAACATGAGCAATATATTACTTCTGCTGAATACGAGATGATTCTCAAACACCGTGAAGGCACTGACCTATTCAGCGAGTGGGATGATGAGGAGGAAGACGAATGAAGATTCTTCTTCTCGACATCGAAACAGCTCCGATGACTGCTTTGGTGTGGGGATTGTGGGATCAGAACATCTCACCTAACCACATCATTGATTCATCTAATATGCTGTGTTACGCTGCTAAGTGGCACGGAGATGATGACGTAGTATTTGATTCTGTTCATAAATCCAACCGTAAGAAGATGTTGAAAGGACTTCATGGACTTCTCTCCGATGCAGACGCTGTGGTTCACTATAATGGTAATAAGTTTGATATTCCTACTATTAATAAGGAATTCATCATCAATGATTTTAGTCCTCCTAGTCCCTATAAACAGATTGATCTACTTCGTGTTGTTCGTAGCAACTTTCGGTTTCCTAGTAACAAGCTGGACTTTGTAGCACAACGTCTTGGGCTTGGCAAGAAGCAAGAGCACGAAGGTATGGAACTCTGGACAAAGTGCATGAAAGGTGATAAGGACGCATGGAAGCGCATGGAGTCTTATAACATTCAAGACGTAGTATTGTTAGAGTCTTTGTATGATACACTTCGTCCGTGGATCAAGAATCATCCGAATCACAACATCTTTTCCGAAGGCGCTGTATGTCCTAACTGCTCGTCTACGCATTTACAAAAGCGTGGAACAGCGATGTCTGTTGCTGGTGTTTACCAACGCTATCAGTGTCGTGACTGTGGTACATGGAGTCAAGGAACTAAATCAACCCGTGGTCGTGTAGAAGTGAAAGGAATAGCATGACAAATCCAATAGCAATGCCAACACCTTTTGGCTATATTCGTGAAGAAACCTTAAATGACTTGATTCAAGGGTATAAAGCAGGAATGGAAGATTGTGGTGACACTTTAGCACGTCAAGTTGGTGGTACACACTACAAAAAAGGTGTACAGCCTTGGACAATAGCCCTTGATTGGGGACTTGACCCGTGGAGCCATAATGTGATAAAATACATCCTCCGTTTTCCTTATAAGAACGGAAAAGAAGATCTAAAGAAGATTCAGCATTATTTAGAGTTTTTGATAGAGAATTATGACGAAGTAAACAACAAGTATTACAAATAGAGAGAAACTATGCCTTTGCTACTCCACGAGATAAAAGAACGGTTAACCGCACTTGATGAAGTAACCTTGTTAGAATTGCTCAATATAAGCAGTGAAGACATAGTAGAAATGTTCTCAGATCGTATTGAGGACAATGCCGACAACCTTGAGAAAGAAGTGAAATAAAAATGACAGCATACACAATGACACCGTACAACACTTTTATTGCTAAGAGCCGATACAGCCGTTACTTAGATGATAAAGGTCGTCGTGAACACTGGGATGAGACAGTAGCACGGTACTTTGACTTTATGGAAAAGCACTTAGAAACTAAACAGAATTACACTCTTACAAAAGAGTTGCGTAACGAGCTACAAACAGCAGTAACAGCACTTGATGTCGTACCTTCAATGCGAGCTGTAATGACAGCAGGACCTGCGCTAGAGCGTCAGAACGTAGCTGCATTTAACTGTTCTTATTTACCAATCGACGATCCAAAAGCCTTTGACGAAGCAATGTACATCCTTCTCTGCGGCACTGGTGTCGGTTTCTCCGTGGAGCAACAATATGTCTCTAAATTACCCGAAGTCCCTTCTCAGTTGTTTGATAGTAAAACTACTGTTGTTGTTTCGGATTCTAAAGAAGGATGGGCTAAATCGCTTAGACAGCTCCTTGCTCTTTTGTATTCTGGTGAAATTCCAAGGTTCGACGTATCCCGAGTTAGACCCGCTGGAGCAAGACTTAAAACATTCGGTGGACGAGCTTCTGGACCCGGACCTTTGGAAGAACTTTATAAGTTTTGTGTCGCCAAGTTCAAAGGGGCAGTTGGTCGCCGTTTGTCATCGCTCGAATGCCATGATATTCTCTGCAAAATCGGGGAAGTTGTTGTTGTGGGCGGAGTCCGTCGATCCGCAATGATTAGCTTGTCTGACCTTTCAGACGACAAGATGGCACACGCTAAAGCAGGTAACTGGTGGGACGGTCAAGGACAACGAGCCTTAGCTAACAATTCAGCAACATACATAGAGACACCGTCTATCGGTCAATTCATGCGGGAATGGAGTTCGATTTATGAATCACACAGCGGAGAGCGTGGAATCTTCAACAGAGAAGCAAGCCAACATCAAGCAGCTAAGAATGGACGACGTGATGATTCTTATGCTTTTGGTACAAATCCTTGCAGTGAGATTATCTTACGCCCTTATCAATTTTGTAATCTGTCTTCTTGTATTATTCGCAGTACCGATACTATCGATGATATTAGCCGTAAGATTCGTTTTGCAACCATTCTTGGGACATTCCAAGCGTCGTTAACAGACTTCCCTTACTTGCGTAAGATTTGGCAAAAGAACACCGAAGAAGAAGCGTTATTAGGTGTGTCGATGACTGGTATCTGCGACAATACATTGCTCAACAACCCTGATGACGAGTCATTACCTGCTCGATTGGAGGCTCTCCGTGATCTTGCTGTTAATACTAACGCTGAATTCGCTGCTGCTATTGGTATTAATCAATCAGTGGCAGTTACCGCTGTCAAACCAGAGGGAACTGTGTCACAACTATGCTCTACAGCTAGTGGTATTCATCCTCAACATAGCAAGCATTATATTCGTCGTGTCCGGGCTGATAACAAAGACCCATTAACACAGTTTATGATCCAAGCTGGTTTCGTAGCAGAGCCTTGTGTTATGAAGCCTGAGTCAACAACAGTATTTAGCTTTCCTGTTGCTGTGGCTGATGGTGCTCTATTGCGTGAAGACTTGACAGCTATTGAGCATCTACGCTTGTGGTTGATCTTCCAGCGTCACTACTGTGAGCACAAGCCATCAGTAACGATCTCTGTACTTGAGAAAGAATGGATGGATGTCGGAGCATGGACGTTTAAGCACTTCGACGAGGTTACAGGTGTGTCGTTCCTACCGATGGATGGCGGAACTTACAAGCAAGCACCTTATGAGGAGTGTGACGAGGAGACTTACAACAAGTTAAAGTCGTTAGTTCCTGATACTGTTGATTGGGAGAACTTCAAAGAGTATGACGATAATGTCGAAGGCGCTCAAATGTTGAGCTGCACTGCTGGAGGTTGTAGTATCTAATTCCTTGTGTGTGGTAGTACTTTATAGCCTCCCTTCGGGGAGGTTTTTTTATTGCTTACGCTGTTCTTCTATCCAATCCTGTAAGGACAAGAGTTGTTGGGTTGTGATTGCACAATCAAGTACAAGGTTCTTGGTTTTTTCATCAGCTCCGGAGGTGGTGCTGGAGGAGGAGGACACTGTTGCGGAATTACTGTACTGCACCCCGTTATAAACAGACTCAAGACGAGCAATTTTAGCTTTGTATTCATTGGTTATTCCTTTGGTAACTAAATCCTGACGCTTAATGATTTGTTGGTTGACTTTGTCTTGTGCTATCGTAGCTGCCTCTATTTGGGCTTTAAACGCATCAAAACGCTTCTTCTCAGCAGAGTACCCGTTGTAGTACCCAAAACCAACTAACGCAACCACAACCCCTACAAAGCCTAGAATCTTGTATAGCGGATTTATAAGCCCAAACATTTCTTATGTTCCTCTTGTCGACGTTTAGTTAGTCCAGCTAGGGGTTTCCCCTTAAACTGATCCCATCGTAGTATTTGATTACAAGCACCGGCATAATCACCAGTATTCAGTTGTCTTACCAAAGTAGACCTACAGAAAGCAGTTCCGCCAATGTTGTAGGCTAGGCTAGTGTAAGCGTCATATTCGTGTTGATGTAGCGGCACGGTTACGCAGGATTTAATTGCTCCTTCAAAGCCTTGGACATCCCGTAGCGCCACATTGAGAGCTTTTTCTGGGTTCGTGCGGTCTCCCAACTTAACTCCAGATGTAGTTCCAAAGCCAATCGTAGGGACATCTCCAGCCACGGGAGTATAAGCATTTTCTCTGTATCCTTCGTGTAAAAGTAAAGCCACTAGAGCAGTGGCGGATAAGCTGATAGTAGCGATGTGTTTACGTTCAAACATTGCGTTGAGCCACCAGTCTAGACACAAAAGCAGCACCAACAAATACAAAAGACAATGCCGCAAACACACTGCGAGGAAACTGGTCAGCGAATAGCGGTAAAACAATCTCAACACCAGACAAGACTCCAGCCATAAGCATGAATCTAATAGACCATGCCTTGGTTAGAATCTCTTTCCAGTTATCGTATAGTTTCATTTACCTATCGTGCAGGACCGATGTCCCATTCTTCCAATACAGGAGCAGGAATAGGCTGTGGTGGGGCATTATTGAACTCCGCAGGAGCGCCTTGAACGGTAACACTAGCGCCTCCCGTTGCTGGACCAATATCCCAAGATTCCACAGGAGTTGGCTCAGGTGCTTGCATACTCTCCATATCACGTTGTACGTAACTTGCACCAAGCATCGCTGGTCTAGCGACTTCAGCACCGCCAAGCACACGACTAATCCGTTCAACTGTCTTAGCACTGTTTGGACTTGTAACGGCTTCTCTTAGGATACCTTTTGTCTCAGGAGACATTAAGAAATTTAAAGTGTTTTCATCGGTTAATCCGCCTTTGATACTGTTGTAAATCCTACCAACAAGTCCTGTTGTTTTTCCAGCACCGTATCCACCAGCTAAGTATCCAGCAGAAGACATTTCAGCTAATTCTGATGCTGTGAATCCACCACTTGCAGCTTCACCACCAAATTTCTGTTGGTATTTAAAGAAGTTTTCTGCGTCTTTCATACGATTAGAGAAATCATCAATACTTGTGTCAACCGCAAACGCAACTGCTTTACGCTCATTCTCTGGCAAAGTATTAAATTTATTTGACAGTAGTTTTAAATCTACACCAGTAGAACCATCAGGAAGAACAGTCCGTGCCGATTGTACAAAGTCATCATACATCACTTGGCGAACACGCTTTAAATCTTCCGGGGCAGTGTTTTGAAGAACAGCAGCCATTCTATCACGCTGATTATTACTTAGACTTTTTACAGTTTGTAAAAGTTCGTCAGTGTCAATAGCGTTAATTTGAGTATTTTTTAATTTTGCTGGAAGACCTTGAGCAATAAAGTTGTTATATGCGTCATACCCGTTTTTAACGTCTTTTCTAGCTTCGTCTAATAAGCGAGAAATTTCACGAATACGAGGAACAGTAGATTGTTGTCCAGTAGCTACTAAATCATCTTTAAGACCACCAAAAATAGAAGTAGCAATCTTTTCTTGAGAGCCTAATGACAAGTCTGTAATTAACGCCTCACCTTTTTTAGCTTGTGCTCCGAACTCGCTTAACGACGCTTGCATTTGTTCAACGGATATTTTCTTCCCGGCTAAGTCTGTTTTAAATCTATTTAAAAACTTTAAAGCTGCTGCGCTGTCGTCTGTTTTTCCTTTTGAAAAAGAATCAATTAGACTGTCAATTTGTTTAACTGTGTTATCTGTAAACAGAATATCGTTATTGCCGCCCATCTTCTTAGCCGCTTCAAATTTACCGCTAGGAAGTACCTTAATATTTTCTTTTAACTGAGCAAGACGACCTTCGACAGCTTGATAAATACCTTTACCTGTTTCTTCTACAGGGTAGCCGGGTTTAACTGCAGCTCGTGCTCCTTTGGTTGCTTCTTTTGTAGCTTGTTTTTCAAGAACATTAAACAAGTCAGCATACGACGGATTTTGACGTAGACGATTGACAACACCAGCAATTAACGGGTCGGTACTGTCTTGACCACGAATCATGAATTTTCGTAGTTTATTCTCACCGTCTGGTCCTAATTGATCTAACATCTTACGGACACCACGATTCTCTTGCCAATTCTTAACACCACTTGCTACTGCTTTAGATACCATGTAGGCTGCAGTTGTTAATTGAATAACAGGAGTGCCTTCAAATAATGTTTCGTCAGCAGCTCTTGTAGTACCTCCTAAAAGCATTTGTTTTGGTCCACCAATGGCAGACATACCTGCGCCTTCTCCTAAACCAAAAGCAGGTGCTGATTCTGAAGAACTAGCCTCAACACCCGGAAGTATCTTAGGAGTCAATAGATAGTCTGGTCTTGGTGTTAACTTACCGGGTAAGTCCGGCAACAGTTTGTCTAACGCAGCGCCGCCTTGTGCAGCTAAATCAATTAAACTGGTTACACCTTTTGGAACACCAACTAAAAAACCAATTCCTGCTACTTTAGCTTTTCCAAATAAACCATCCATAGACATAGCTTCAATAGAGATTTTACGCTCTAAAACTTTAATCTCATTTCTTACTGTCTCGGCTTGTTTCTTTAAGGCTGCGTCTGTTGTTTGCTCTAACTGTGCTAGGCGAGCCTGTTTTGCAGTAAGCTCTTTCGACAGTGCTAAAACTGCTTCTTCAGATGTTTTGTAACGTGCCATTATTTTGTACCTGTTCTAGTTGCAACGTAAACCTCATAAGAAACAGCCTTATCTTTATGCCTAGCTTTATACTTCTGATAATCAGCAGAATAATCTCGACCTTGTGGAGTAGTTGTCGGAGTAGTTGGCGGTGTTCTTGGCGCTGCGGCGGCTGGAGCTACTGGTAATCCACCACCTCTAAGTGACGACACAAACACATTGTTAGAATCAATCTGCGAGTTCTTATATTCTTTTAAATCACTTAACGCCTGTGAAACAGCGACGTTGCTGGTCCAATCCGTTCTATCAAATATTTGACTCATTGCACGATTTGCGTCACCTTCTGTCTGTGTTCCTTTTGCTGCTAACAAGATATTGTTTCGCTCATTCTCTAAAAACTTTTTAAGGCTTACTTGTTTTAAAGTGTTTTCATCTTGTTTTCCAGTGCCACGTTGAACCCACCCAGCGATGTTTTTACCTAAATTAAACTCAATCTTGTTCTCATCAACTTCTGAAATATATTTATCAAGAGTAGTGTTTGTACGATTTAAAGTATTGTTTATTCTTTCAGCTGTAGCTATTTCTTTTACTGTGCCAGCTGGTAGGTCTTTGTCAGCAACTTTTTCCGCTTTACTAACAGCAGCGGCAGTAATTTTAGCTCGTCGATCTTGGGATTGTGTTAATACTTGTAAAATCTTATCAGGTGATCCGTACCTAGTCACAACACTAATAATCTGTTGTTCTGTTGCGTTTGGACCAAGCGCCGACAATTCTGCTCTTAGTT